ATATACAAATCAGCCTTAGAAACGGCTGTGGAGAGCTTAGAAAGAATCCACGAAGAAACAAAAGGAACGTGTGTAAGGAAAATCGGCTGCGTGGATTGCGAAAGCCGAAAGTCTTTAATAAAAATCGAGCGCATCCTGAATGAGGGTTAGCACTAAGTCAGCGCACAAGCTTAGATGTCGAGGCTGTAAGAAGAAGATGAACTACTCAAGAAAGCGTCCCGTTAAGGGTTACTGCTCTAAATGTAAAGGGTATCAGAAATTGAGATGGTGGGTTTAATGATGATGAATAAGCAGAGGGTTGTTTATCAATGCCAAGATTGCAGCGAGGAATTCAAGGCTGAGTTTTTTGATGTGGTAGAACCGCCCAAGAAAGTAGATTGCCCCTATTGTATAACCGGACGAGCAAGCAAATTAGAAACGAGGTTCTGAATGGAGAAAGAGTCGAAGCGTCCCCCTACCCTTCGAACGAAGTTTGAGAGATTCGTATTTTCCAAAGTTGATCAGAGTATTTTTAGCTGCAAGAAAGAAACCATCCGCTACATTATTAACCTCACCCTCACCTGCCTTGAAGACGAGATGAAGCACCGGCCAGAATCAATCGCCACGCGCGACGAGTTCCTAAAAGGAATTATTGAGCCTAAGGGTAAGCGCGGTAGATGGAACTCGAAGTGGGTAAATGTGAGGAGGAGGCTAGCGGCTAGGTTTGGGATGAGTGCGCCGACAAGCGGCGCTAAAAGCAAAACCAAAAGCGTCACTAACGTGAAAGATGTCCGCCATGAAGCACATTCTGAACAATCCGTTATTAGGCTGGTCTCAGAAACAGGCCGCATTTCACAGGACAAAATCCTGGAAGTTAATGAAGGCCCGAAAACTAGCGCAGATTCCCTACTGTGAATACTGTCACGGCGCTGAAGGCTTAACGGTATACGTTAAAGAATACCGAACGCTGACGACGATCAAGCTTAGCGATCTGCGCGTGATTTGCTACGGATGCCGGAAATATTTCTTGAAAGATATACCGGCGTAATTATAATACGCAGCAACGTGAAAGATGTTCCCCGTAGCTTGCGGATTGGCAAGTCCATGAACCGGGCTGCGGGGTTTTTTTGCCCCTCAATCTTTCACGTTTTTAACCGCTTTTGGTTTACCGCCTGCGAGCGTTAGCGAGTCAGGCACTCTTCCCTTCCTTATGTAGTAACTAAGAATAATCCTAAGTATCTACATATCTAACCTAAGAGCGGTACGAAGTAGGCTTCCTTGCCCTCGACCACGACTCCACAGCCAAGACTTGGCTTAACGCGCGAGTGTTTCCCGTAGCGAAATCCATAAGCATCAACGTCGATTAGGCAGCCGACGTTCAGCGCAAAGATGCGGTCAATGGCGCCAGTAATATAATGTACACCGGCGTGGCCGTGAAGATGCCCGATCACAGTCGAGATATGCGAATCCCTAGCTGCATTGATATGTCCCTTCTCCCCTGAATACCCATCGCCATGAAAATACAGCACGTTATCTATAATGTAGCGCTCCTTCCAATGCCAGCCTGGAGGTGCTGCCATCCATTCAGAGTAGTCCTTCATGTACCTATCGGATAACCCTGCTCTATGTGCTGTTCTATACACTCTCGATGTATGATTGCTTACACAAACATCCACCTTCGGAAATAGCTTATATATATGAAGCATGAAATCCATTGCCTGACTAAACTCATCATCAGGCCCTGGCGCGTCATGCTCCTTCGGCCACTGGCTCAGGTTATGGAAATCAATCTCATCGCCTACGCAGACCACATGGTTACACTTAAAACGCTTATAAGTATCTGAGAGGAAATCGAGGGTATCCGGATGTTGCAAGGGTGCGTGCATATCAGAGATAACCAACACTGTCTTCTTATTTGCGCTCTGTGGGGTAACTACCTGGGGCCTTGAATAACTACGGGGAATAACATACTCTTTCGGCAGGATTAACGCTTCTCTTTGCTTCCTTATAGCATCTAATTGCTCTTTTATACTGATAGAAACCTCCCTATTGAAGTTTTCTACAGAAAGACCGATAATGCTTCTATGCGAACAACCATGTTGATTCTTCTCGTTATGCTAATTCCTAGTTGCGCCTTTTTGCCTCAAGACCCATACGAGAAAGGTCGTTTCGAAACGGCTTACGAATATAACCAGCGTATGAGTGGCCGCTATTTATCTGAACAGGCTCGACTTACGAACCTCTACCAAAAATGTGTTCAGGAACACGCAGGAAATCTTGATGGTATAAAATCCCATTGCGAACCGATCTATGCCCCTCTTCGCTTAAACGCTCAACTAAACCAGACTAAAGCTTCCCAATAATGGAAACTATCATTGCTGCCGTTCTCGGAATCGCTCTTCTTCGTTTCGCCTACCGCTTCATGACTGGTACTAAAAACTACCAGCAAAAGAAGATGAAAGACGAAATGAAGAATCTTGGCTTTAAGAACGTTGAGCCTGATCGTTATCAAGACCCCTTACAGCCATAACTTTTCCAATTCGGGTATTCACTAGCTGAGAAAGCGCTAGTAAAACTTCCCCTGTTGGCTTAGCTGTTTTCGCCGCCACCTTGGTTCCTGCCGCTGCAACTTTAGGAGATAGCGCAACTGAGCCTACAGCTCCTCCAATTGCAAACATTGGATTTGTTGCTGCTGACGTAAGTGCCGTCAAAACCGATCCTGCCTGAATTGTTCTCCTCGTCCCGGGCGGAGTAAACGATCTGGCTAGTTGCTGCTGACGAATAAATTCCGTATCAGCTTCAAGGGTCTCAATTGTTTTTTGAAGCTTTGCTTTCTCAATTGTTTCCATTTCTGTTAACTTCTTCTTGAGACGCTGAGCTTCGTAGGTCTTACCTTCTCTATTAGCGAGTTTGAGTTTGAATTCCTGCTCTCTTATGGAATGATTTAACTTCGACATCTCTTCAGTCGCTTTTCTCTTTGCGAGCCTAACGTTTGCGATCTTGACCATTTCTGCCTGCGAAAGTCTGCTAGCCGCAATTTTAGCTTTCGGAAGAAGCCTATCTTCGACAGGAAGAAGTGAATCTGCCTTCACAACTTGCTTCAAGATAGTCTTATCGTTGTTCCTTACAGCATTCAGGACTTTTTGAAAGTCAGCAATGGGATTCCCTGAAGCATCTGTCTTCGTGAAGTTCTTAATCGCTTCGTCATATCGCGGAATAAGTTCAGAGTATTCCTTGTTGGCTTGTTTGAGCATCCCGATTTCTTTTGAGATGTTATTGCCGACAATGTCATCAGCAAGATTAACGGGATTAAGAGCGCCGCTTAATTGCTTAGCAACATTTGCAGCCGGCGTATTTCCGGCATAACCCATCTTTTGCCATAACTCTTTTTTCTTCTGTGCAAATTCAAGAGGAATACCGCTAAACTCAGCCACCGATTTAACGTCATCGAGATTTTTCTGAAGAAAACGCATAGTTTCTTCGTCGGCTGTTCCTTGTCCGTACATAGGTGTAACTTTTCCACCTACGAGCTTATAACCATTCTTCTCAGCGACTTCATTAAACTTAGCAAGATATCTCGTCATTCCGACTCTTGAAAACGGATCCTTGTTTGTGATGTTGTCTACGGCTTGTCCAACTTGTTTTCCGTAAGATTCCTTGATCGCTTCGACTTTCGTAAGCGTGTTATTGAAATCGTCATGGAGACTTGTGTGGACTAAGTCAACCGTGCTTTCGAACGCCTTCGTCGATTCCGCATGAGCCTTATCGATATCAACTTTCGCTTTCCCGGAAATGGATTCTTTTAAATGTTTGTTCTTATCTTTTAAATTAAACATCTCAGTATCCAGCTCTCTGGATAGTTGTGCTTTTTTCTCAGCATTCTCAAACTTCATGTCGCTTACTTTGGTTCTGAGCTCATCTTTTAGCATCGTCATCTTTGCAGTGTTTTCTTTTTCAACATCAGCAAACGAGCGAACTTTACTAAACGGATTCAGGTTGAATTTCATCGGGTTCTTAACGAACTCTTCAGCAAACTTTTCGTCACCGGTAACGCCTTTGAGGAATGCTTTGGCCGCTGAACGCCCCATATTCTTACCGATCTCAAGAGCTTTTGGTATTGCTTCAGCACCAATGCTAAACACTAAGGAAGTAGATGCCCCAGACCCGAAGGCGTTGGCAGCTCGTGCAAATGAGTCTGACTGTCTAAACTCATTAATTGCACTCTGAATACCGAGCGTTACAGCATCACTCATCTGGCCCGTCGCCTTGATGTCGCCAAACGCTGCTTTGATTGCAGCTGGAACCTTTAAAGCATTCGTTGCTTTATTAAGCATGAGAAATTCAGCTGTTGCTCCGGGAACTCTTCCAATAGTTTGATACATTGAAGCGACTGGCATTTGAAAATCGCCAACGCCGACTGAGCCCATATTTGTTTCAGGCAATGAATCTGCGGTTATTTGAGCGTTATCTGCAATGGCCTTCGAAGCTCCGGTTTTATCAACCATTGCTAAATTTTCGTAAGTGTCTGCATTCTGCTGATGGTAACCGCGCATGATCTCAGTCCCGGCTCCGACGAATGCGTCCTTTACCTGCTTACCAAGGCTAGGTTCATTCTTGTAGCCAGTAATCTCCATAACAGCCTTTTCGATCTCTTCTGGAGTTCCCTCGACATTAAATTTTTGTCCCTGAAACTCAACAACCGCCTTCTTAATCCCTTCAGACTTAGGAGCTTCTTTTTTAGTGGCTACTGGTTTCTCAGGCATAAGTTATTTTCGCTCCCGTTTTTTTAGCGATTGCATCGAGACGAGATTTTAAGTCTCCTGTATTATCTGCCGTTTCTTTAGCAGCTAAATATTCCTTATTCTTTTCATAGCGCTCACGGGCTTTTCCGATTAAAGGAAAGCGTTTCTCGTAATCCTTCTCTTGCGCTTGTTCTTTACGCACATCTAATCCTGCAAAGACCTTATCAAGAGTATCGTTATAGATTTGAATCTTGGAAGCTAACGGAATATTCTTTGCTCCGATAGCTTTCTTTGCCCTCTGTTGTTCCTGTTCGTTTAAGTTTCCAGTATCTCCGCCAAACTTAACAAGACCACCAAGGGAACGATCAATCGCGCTGTCAAATCTTACGACTTCCGGGTCAGCTGCAATAGCGTCAAGTACCGTATCTCCCCTTGCAATGATCTGGTTAAACAATCCACTCTTATAACTCTTCATTTTCTCTGCGATGTCTTGAAACTTCATGACATCGTTCATCACGGGAGTTACAGTGCGCGTGTAAGTATCCAGTTCTTTGCGGGCATCAGCGATGCGGAGCACGTTTTGCTGTCCTGCTTCGGCTCGGAAAGCCGGATCAACGTTCATGTTTTGTGGCGCAGGCTGTCCATCTGGACCCGTGGCCTGCAATGGAGTGAGCATGTTAAGTAGCGTATAATCCCCCGTCATCTTTGCCTGATCAGTTGCTGCCTTTAGCACAAGACTCAGAGTCTTAGCATGATCTCCAGGGGCAAGACGCATATCACGACCAAGGCGTCTTTGCTCAGCAGCTAGATCATTCTGAATGCCCATGACCTTTGATGCTGTATCAATACCAACTGCTGTTTGTTGCGGCGCTAGAGGATGAAATCCTTTTCCACGCACAAGATCGGCAAGCGCCAAGAACGGTCCCTTAGCCGTACCTGGGTCTTCGACTTTCGTGCTAGCTAGCGACATCAACTGTTGAAGAATCTGATTAGCATCAGGAGCCGGCGCTGCCTGCCCGGGAAGTTGAGCGCCAGGGAGAGATTGCGCAATCGCCTGAGAAAGCCCTGCTTTTTGCTCAATATGTTGAGGTGGGACGCCGCCAACAAGAGCTTCCATTGCTTGCTCTTCTCCAGCTTTTTGCAATGCTCTCTTAACGCCTTCTTGATACGGCCCAAGCTGCGGTTTTGCCTGAGCGCTACTTTTCTGCTTAGGTTCAGCGGCCACTGTAACCTCCTTTTATGGCAAAGTATTCAAATAGAGGTCTGATAATGGCTTTAAGCGCAGGCTTATCATGAATGAATGCAGCAAGCTTTTGACCGTGCTGAATATAAAAATCTCTAAACCATTTTGGAGCTTGAAGCATGACATATGCGCGAGCAAATCGGGTTTTGAGTTTATTCCATCCACCGAATACTTCTGCTGCTACCCAACAGGGCTTATACCAAGTCTGAGGATTAAATATATTTCCCAATCCCGAACCTGCTGAAGACTGGAACGATTCGTTGAACGGATTGAACTTGAATCGGGATGTGCTAGAGCCTGTTTGTTCAACGGACCTTAATCCCGCAAGGCGTTGAGACAGAATTGCCGACTGCTGCATAATAGGAGCTTGAATTTGGGCACTCGAACCAGTTGCAAGGTTCAGCAGGTTCAGGAGGTTTCCCAAATTGAATTCTTCGGCCGACTGTCTAACTCCGGCCGCTGTCTTTGTTGCTATCTTCTGCGCAACGCCGGACTCCATGATTGAACCCACTCCTGATGCCGCAAGATTCGAATTCACATCTTTAAGGGACTGATCAACGATGCCCTGCGTTACTTCTGGCGAAATTCCTCCCGGGAGTTTATTCAAGTACCCAGGCAAACTGCCGCCTGCGAGCAACTTAGAAACAAGGTCAAGCCCGCTCGATTGAACCTGTCTTATCTGCGGGTCAAGATACTTTTCACGATCAAGCTGGAGCTGTATCGAGGCTTCTTCTCCCGGTGAATATTTCGGCGTTGTCGTTGACTGCGAATTTTCAGTCGTAGTTCTAGTTGCTCCCATTGGCAATAACCTCTTCTTTCATATATTTAGAAATAAATTCAGATCGTTTGAAACACTTGAAGGGTTCGGACTTCTTGCGCCTTGCTTCCCCGACGAAATGCGTACACATAAAATTCTGCTTAAAGAACTGACTTCTCAAATACTTATAAACCCATGAATCGCGGTGCTCTTGTGCGATATGAGCGTTTGCTACGTATGCGATATTGCCATCGTTAATATTTTCATGAACTGCGCTGAACGACTCTCCGCAGAGAATGCGGCCTAACTGCTCGAACGTGATTCGCCACGATTCACAATACCCTAAAACGTTACCGTTAGAATCTTGACACAAAAGGAGCCGGCCTTTACGCAAAACAGATTCAAAATAGAGAGTAAGGTCTGCATCGGAGAGCTCCTTTTGGTGCCATTTTTCCTTACGATGAAATGCGATTAGTTGTTCAATTACGTTCACGAAGCTTTGATCTCAAATATGGTTATGCTGGAAATTAGAACTCCGCCGTATTTGCGAGCCCCGTTTGTTCCATTCCAGGTAATTGCGCCTGCGTCGCATCCAGCTCTGACGCTGAATGTATAGGTGCTTGTTCCGGGAGCGGTCATGTAGTGATTGAGAAGCGTAGGGTTAGGAGCCGAACTTCCGTTATAAGACGTTGCGTCAGCGGTTGCGACAGCAAGGGCATCGTTCACTCCAGCGCGATGCAGGGCGACAGCTACCGCACCACCCGTGTTCGTACTTTCGTTCACGGTAACAGAAATCTGAAAGAAAAGTTTGTTCGTCGCAGATGTCGGAGTAATTGCAAGGCTAAGGATTTCGTTGCCTTCTGTAATCTGAGGAATAGAGTCATCGTTCGGAGTTGTCGTAGAACCTGTCCCAACTGCTCCGGTCTGACTATTTACAATCTGAACGATTGACCCGTTCGGAAGTGGAACGGACGCCCAGGAAGGAGTGGTGCCGCCTATAAGCACCTGCGAAGACGTTCCGATTCCAAGCCTTGCCCAAGCAGATGCAGATGATGCGTAAAGGATATCGCCCGTTGCTTGTGAGCCGACCGTAAGTGCTGATACGTTTACTTTTCCCGCCGTTGTAATCGAGGCGAGCTTTGTGTCTGCGATTGCTGCAGAGGCCGAAATGTTTGCGTTATCAATATTTCCGTTAACGAGGTTGTAGAGCGTATTCTCGTTCGTATTGTGATTCGCGGCAACGATCACCGCTCCTGCGGAATAGGTATGGTCCCTTGTTACTAGCGGCATTATTGATTCCTCACTTTCACTTTTAACTTTTCTTTGCGCGGCTTAGCAAGTTTCGACTTTTGGCCTAATGTCCATGGCTTGTTTTTGCGGTCCTTAATAAATTTGGCTGAAAACTCAACCATATAATCCAGCTTCTTTTCTTCGGCTGTATAAATAGTTCCGTCTGGTTTAACTGAATCTTTCCAGTCAACGAGTTCATCCACTTCCTTTTGCCAGCCGTTAATCTCTGACTCCATGAGCTCCGCCATGTGTTGCGGTTCGATGTCGTCGTCACAGTCCTCGCAAAGAGGAATCGCTATCTTGCTGCCGTCATTTAGCTCGAATACGGACTCTCGGTAGCTTGGGCGCAAACTTACGATTTCAGGTCTGAATACGCCTGGGGCGACTTCTTTTGAGCCGTTGAAATTCGCGATCTCTGTATGGCAGTAGGAGCAAAGTCCTGGAAACGAGCAATCAATTCCAAACTGATTATTATCTTTAGAGGGAGTCTTTTTCATTTGAGTAGGAATACCGTTATGGCTGAGTTGGCTGCTTCGTGCCGCAAGAACAGCGTGGTTGAGGTCCAGGCCGACGTTCCGTCATAGACTGCGCCTGCCTTATTATTTTTAATAACAATGTATCCAATAGGAACGGAACCAAGAGTATGAGCCACAGAAAATTCAGTATTGGCGGCACCAGTATCAGAAACCACTTGGAACTCTCCCGAGATATTTTCACCGCGCGCACCATCCGCACCGGTTCCGAACCGGATGCGTCCTTGCAGTGCCTGAAATATTTTTTGAACGTCATTGTCTAGGGAGAGCAGCTGCGATTTAATGTCATCACTGTTTTGGTTTAGTTGCGTAATTTTTCCTACCCTCACGCTTGTGTCTCCAGATGCGGAATTAATCCAAATCCGTCAATTTGCATCGTTTCGCCAGCTGCCGAATTAGCAAATTTCAGGCGGACAACGCGACCTCTTCCCGCGAGGTCTTTGCGCTCAATCGCACCACCCTCTGAAGCGTAGGTGCCTGTGCCGTATTCCGCGGTTCCGTAGACTGAAGCTGAGGTGTTGGCAGAAAATGTGAGCGTATATTGATCGCCCTGATCAAAGTCCCAGGACCAGGAAAATGAATGAGTTGCCGGAGCGATCTGGTAGTAAATTGTTGCGTGCGGAGTTCCCTTCTTATTCACAAGGTCATCGAAGTTGAACCACTTTGTATAGTGAAAAGCATCAATGGCCGTGGAGACTCCTCCCGGATTGTCATTCGTGCCGGTATCGGCTCGATATACGAATCCGGAATAATCTCCGAAATAAACTCGCTCTTGTCCGTTCGTGTTAACGATAGCAAAGCAGTTAGCGTTATGCCCCTTGTAGAATCCCCAGGCGTTATTGGCTGAATCCCAAGTAATGACGCGAGCGTGTGTGGAAGCTGCCGCAATAGATTGTGAAGACCAATAACGGTTCTTAGATTTTTGATAGCACGATACCGAGTTTTGAAAGCGCGATTTCTCAAGGACCGTGTCGAGCGTAGATGTAATTCTGTCGGATATCTTCGTGGAATTTACGCCGTCAAAGTAGTAGTAGCCGTCGTCAGACAGGAAGATGAGTCCATTATCAACTTCTTGAATGGACCAGGGCGCTGCGCATCCAACATGCGAGGGCGTCTTATAGAATATAAACGGAATATCCGAATCGCCCGTAAACTGTTCAACCCAGATTGAGCGGTTTTTAAAAAATACCTGCTTGTCGCCAAGAACTCTGACGCCCGTAATTTCCTGGCCGTCATTTCTGTTCAAATCGCGGAAATCATCAGAGTCGAATGTCGTAATCGAATCCTGGTTTCCCCACATCGTTCTTGATTTATGCGTGGTACCGCTCACGGTTACGCCAGTGTAATGAACATATCCGTTGAAGACCGTAATGAACTTGGCTTTCGTTAAGCCTGTAGGAACAGATGCTGCCGTGGCATTTCCGCTTCCTGTCCACTGCCACGGAGCGTTAACGTTATTTGTTCCGATAGCAGTATCTAAGAATGTAATCCAGCTGACATGATTGTTGTTGCCGGCGGTGATTGTGAGCGCGCCCGTGATGTCATCCCAGGTTCCGTCAAGGTTATCCATCTTGGCGAGTTTGTTTCCGCACGTCCCAATAAGGTATTTGGTGTCGTCTGAGAGCTCGAACCAGTACAAAGAATTCCATGCCGCTCCCGAATTGAACGCAGAAGAATTTAGCGTCGTATAACCATTCCGCTTCAGGATGCTCCCAAACTTGTCATAGTCAATATTCTGGCAATCTGTCGATTCGTTGTCGGCAACGTTAAGTGGAGAGGCTGTAGAGTTTAGCCCGCCGTTCTTTTT